GTCTCGAGACGTTGGAGGAGGGTTTCTATTCTCATGCGGGTGTCTTGGGTGACTTAACCGGATGAGGCATGATGCCCATAGCCATTTTCTTGTGCTGGGATATGGACTTGTCGCTTGCCTTCGGGGTGTGGCCCTTCGGTGTCGCGGTTGTTGCATTGTTTGCCATAATAAGTTCCTTATGGGTTCGGGTTTATCCCAGTGCCCGTGGACACCGCGATGCGTTCGCCAGACATGATCTCGGCCTGCGCAAGCTGCATGGCCGTCTGGTTGTCTTGCTGGTTCATAGTCATGCGGGCGTTGAGTTCGGCCGACTTGCGGGCGTCCTCGCGGTCCTGCTTCATCTGCTCAAGCTGCTGCTCGATCTGTAGCTTCTGCGCCTGAAGCTGCATCTCGGCCTGCGTCTGCATCGCCTCGGCCTGCATCTTCTGGCCCTCGATCTGCACGGCAGTCTGGTCCTTCTGAACCTGTATCTGCATCTTCTGCGCGTCCATCTGCATCTGCGCCTGATCGCGCTGCATCTGCGCCTGCATCTTCTGGCCCTCGAGGGCGACGCGGGGATCAGGCGGCACTTGCGGTGCGAACTGCTCCATCATCGTCATGGCCTGCGCGATGACAGGCGGCAGCGCCGCGAACACTTCGGCCGCGTCGGTGACCACGGTCTGCGATGCCTCGGCCAGCATGCGGTCGAGTGCACGCTTGTCCTCTTCGCTCTCGAGGCTCTTCATGTCCTCTTTGATGTCGACGCCGGACGTCTCATCGGCCAGCTCAAGCACGGTTGCCGAGTACCACATCGCAAGGTGTTCCTTGAGGTGCTCCAGTATCACCGGCAGGTACGTCGGTGCGATAAGCTGGCTGCCGCCGAGCGCGGGGTTCGTCATGTACGCAAGGTGCGTCTTGAGGTGGGCGATGTGGTCCTGCTCGGGGAAGGCGGCAATCGGTCGGCCCATCGTGGCCTCGACGTTCTCGTTGACCGCGTTCTGCGCCTCCGGCTCATCCAGCGGGACGAGTAGATCCTGCGGGTTCGGGACGCGCAGCGTCTCAAGCAGACGCTCCTCGACCTTGCGCTGGTTGTACAGTTCCGGCAGCGCGGCGGCGCGCTGCGCCACGGCCTGCACCTGCGCGAAGCGTTGCGCCTCGCTGAAGATCGCGGGGTCGGACACAGGCACGACGTCCATCGGGCCTTCGAAGTCTGCGCGTGAGGCCAGCACTTCGCCGACCTCGAGCTTCACGTCCTCGTCGTCCAGATACATCGCGTTCAGGCGGTGCAAGATGCGCAGCGTGCGCGCCATTGAGCCGTGCAGACGCGCGTGGATCGAGGAGAACACGGTCATGCCCTCTTGGATCAGGGCGAGCGTCGTGCCGACTGGCGCGTTCGGGTTCTGGTCGGCGAGGTTGTCCATCGACGTGCGGACCACGCCCTTGCCTGCGTCGACCACAAAGCCGAGCAGTTGGAACAGGGTCGGCGACGGTGGGTTGAACGGGATGGGCATGGCCAGCTTGCGGACGTCGTCCACGTTGAGGCCGCCCTCGATCTCTTCGACCTGCGTCGGCTGGATGTTCAGCGACTGGCCGCCGCGTGTGCCGCCCTTCAGCTTGAGCATCGTCGGGATGTTCTGGATGTGCGCGCTGTCCATCAGTGCGCGCAGCGCGCCGGTCGCGGCAGCGGACAGGCCGCCGATCATGTGCGGCAGGCCGATTGGGTACGCGCCGCGCCACGGGATGAAGGGCCACTCGACGAACCAGTCCAGCGGCTCGCGGCTCTCGTCCTCTTCGTCCCAGTTGCGGTAGATCGCAAGCACCTTGCTCGATGGCTTGTCGATGGTGATGATGTACGGCGCGTTGCCGTTACCCTCAACGTCGGCGATGACGTGGCACTCGAACACGGTGCGCAGTCCGTCCTCGTTGTAGCTGGTGTCTGAGCGGCCCTCGATCTTGTCGTTGGCAACGTCGGCGCTTGAACGCTCAGGCTCGAGGCCCGGAGGCGTCAGGTCGACGTCGCGGTACATGCCGCTCTCGACGCGCTGCTCATAGTCGAGTTGCGTCAGGTACTGCACGTGCGTCTTGCGCTGCGCGGTGTAGAAGTTGGTCGCCGCGAAGGGCAGGTACATGTCGTCAATCATGACGGCAAGGAAGTTAGGGCGGTTGCGCGTCTCGTCCCACGACAGCTTGAGGTACTGCGCGCCGCCGAGCGGCACCTGCGTCATGAGCTGCTCAAGCTCGGAGCGGAACTCTTGGCTCTGGACGGTGAGCTGCCAGTTCATGAGCGCCGTCTTGCGCTTCGCCTTCTGCATCTTCTCCGCCGTGACTTCGCCCTCGATCAGATCCTTTGCCGGACCCTGCGGTGGTAGAAGCTCTTTGACGGCGCGTGCCGCGAAGTCGATGCACGCCTCGGTCATCATCGGGTGGACGACCTTCGATGCGCCGTTGAACTGCGCGCCGCCGGGGGCGTCGTCGCCCAGACCAGTGCGGCGGATGCCCTCTTCGTACTGCTCGTCGCGCTTCTTGCGCGCCTCTTTGTCCTTGCTGATCAGTTCGAGGAACTTCGACGCCAGTGACTTTAGGTCCGGTTCGGGCATAGTCTCTGCGAGGTTGTCGTAGAACTCGCTGTCGCCTGCGGCCGGTCCGGGTTCGTCGAGCGTGACGATAGCGCCGCCGTCTTCGGTGTCCTCAACGTCGGACACGTCCTCGCCGTCGAACTCAACGACTTCGCCTTCCATCATCTCTTCGTCTTCGATCATTGCCTAATCCTTATTGCCCGTACGGGTTCTGGATAACCTTCGGCGGCGGACGATCGTCCCCAACCTTCTTGGTTTCCTTTATCACTGAAACAAGTCTCTTGTCGAGGCACAGTCTCACGCACTGTGTCATGGCGTCGACGTAGTCGTCGTGCTTGACGCTCTTCGGCCCGGTGAATGCGCACAGTTGCGCAAGCATCGGCTCGACCCACGTGCGCGGCCTGCCGGCGAACTTGTCGCTCTCGGGCAGCCACACCCGCTTGCGTGCGAAGACGTGACTGACCATGTGCAGGCGCGCCAGCTTGTCTGCCCGACCGGGGTTGTAGGCATAAGCGTCGATGCCCTCCCGTTCGAGCATCTGTCTCAAGCTGATGCCGCTCCCCTTGTCCTCGATCAGGCACAGGTCGGGCTTGCGGCCCGACGTTATTGGCTTCGCGCCGCCGAACATCGGCTTGATCAACGCGACGTCCTGATCGTCGCCGTACGCGACGTTCAGTTCCTTCTTTACGCGCTTGATCAGCTCGGGCATGCCCATCTGCTCGGACCAGCAGTCGAGCACGATCAGGTGGCTGACGTTGTCCTTGTCGTGGAAGCTGCCGATCACGACGCATGCCGTGCTGTCCGCGTCGCCGCTCTTCTTGTCGTACGTCGCCTCGGTGAATGCCGTGTCGAGTGACAGGATGATGTAGTCCAGCGCGGGCAGCGGCTTCTTGGCCGGCCACAGGCGGAAGTCGCTGCGCTTGACGATGCCGCTCTCTTCGGGGTCGATCAGCTCCCCGTATAACTCCTGACGCCCGAGGGTAGTTCCCTCGTATTGCTCCAGACTGGCGAAGAAGCTGTCGGGCAGGTTCGCCTTGTTGTCGAAGGTGGATCCGCGCACGATGGTGCGCCCTTCCTTCGGCAGGCTCAACCTGCGGATCAGCTCCTTCGGTTTGGGCGTCGTGGTCCAGAGCACCTGCGGCGTGTCGCCCAGACGCATGCCCATCATCAGCATGTCCCACGTCTCTTCGTCGTACTGCCATGCGGCCAGCTCATCGCACCACGCCCGTGTGTGCTGAGGACCACGCAACCTCTCAGGCTTCTCTGCCGTGAAGCCGCGTATGGTCGACACACCACCTGCAACATTTCGCATCTTGATGATCATGTCCGTCTTGTTGTGCTCGACCAACAGCTCGGGCGGCAGCACGGACAGGATGCCCGCCGGCCCCTCGAAGCAGGTGAACTTCACGTCCTGATACGTCGGCGCGATGACGCAGCTATCGTAGCCGCTCGCATCTTCGAAGACTGCGCGTGTCACCCACTCGCTTCCCACTCTGGTTTTTCCGAAGCCGCGACCAGCTAGATAGCCGCACTCGGTCCAGTTCGACCGGCCGACGATCTGGTTCGGCCGCGCCGTCGATCGCCAGCGGCGCTGCCAGTCGAGGTGGACGCGCTGCTCGGGACTGAGCTTAGCGAGTAGCGCGGCGACGTCCGTCATTGCGATCGGTAGAGTGTCAGTGTCTCGCGCAGCTCATGATTGGCCGCGCGGATCTTGTCGTACCGATCGTTGGCCAGATGCAGCGCGTGGTTGAGCGCGTACTTCTCGGTCGCGTGGATCTTCGCCTCGGCCTCAAGCTCGCGGATGCGACGCCACGGGCCGAGGGGTGCGCGCCAGTTGAAGCCGTGCGGTACGGCGAAGCTCAGGCGGCGCGTGTGCCGGTTCCATGTTACGTACCAACTGAACCACGGCGTCTTGACGATCGCACCCTTGGCCACCGGCTCCCACATAATGTTGATGCCCGGCTTCACCAGCTCGGCCTCACGGCGGCGATGGATCACGTCGGCACGTCCGTGTCGCGCAGCACCTCGGCGAGGTGCAACGTGAGTGCAGCATTCTCCGCGTTGCTCTGGACCTTGAGGGTCTCGCCCTCCTTGTTGCCGATGCTGACGTCCTGCTTGTTGCCGTAGCGCTTCGGGCTCCAACAGGCGAGCAGCTTCAGGCGCGTGTCGATGCGCATCTTGCTGCGTTGCACGTGCTCGCTGATGGCCGGCGTGTCGTCGGCGATGTCGAGGATGTCCTCGGCGATGGCCTCGAAGCCCAAATCGCGCGCGTATGCGACGCGTGAGGCAAAGGAGGGGTCTGCGTTTATCCAGTCATACACCGTACGCCAACTGGGAATGTCATCCTGCCTGCACAGCACGCGCAATGGCACGCCATCAGTCAGCCCCTCGATGATACGCTCCTCGACCTCGGGGGTCCGTTTAGATTGGCGCTTGGCCATATTCTGCATGCTCCGTTCGGTTACACAGTGCTACCAGTCAATGCCCACGATATACGCGCCGCCAAACCCATTGGCAAGGGGTGCCGACATTTTGCACCACGAGGGGGGCCAACTTTCCCACACCGCAACGCAACGCACAACGCGTGCAACATGCAACGCGAGAGGGCCTAGAACGTAGTTCTAGAGGCCTCCTCGGCGTTGCAGGTGGCGTTGCAGCTGCAACACGAACTAAATGTTGCACCGTGTTGCACCGCGTTGCACGTCCTGAGACAATAGGATTTCTGCGGTACTGGTAATAAATTACTCGTGTTGCATCGCGTTGCAGTACCCTCCATCATGCAACACGAGTAAAAAAATGCACGTGTTGCAAATAAAATGCATTTTGAGGGTTTACATACCCTCAAACCTATTCTAGGAGAGTGCATCAGCAACGAAGACACGGAGTAAAAATCATGACTTTCATCACTTTCAACAAGAGCAACTGGTCGGGCGAAGAAGCTACCATCAACATCCGCGACAACAAGTTCTCGTTCAATGGCTATGACTTTGAACTGCGCAACTTCAACACCGACAAGGGCGACAATCCAGAGTACGATTTCCACACCGTGGACTTCTATTACGACGGCGAACTGTTCGGCACCGCGCACCGCTTCGAGTGCGACGACGAGTGGGAATACAACTGCGGCGACTTCTATCGCACCCACAAGCACCCCGCCATCCTCTGCGCCATCGTCGCAGCCAACCGCATCTAACCAACACCGGGGAGCTTCGGCTCCCCACCCTATCAGCAACACAGGAGCACATCACATGTACGTCAAAGAAACATTCACCCACACCTACGGCCACGGCGGCAGCGTCACCGTGCCAGCAGGCGCACGCACAACCAGCGCCAGCGCACACGGAGGCGACTTCCGCTGGGTCGACCCCACGGTCTTCTACCCCAACACCATCGAGCGCCACGATGCCGATCACTACGGCATCCGCGTCTACCCCGACAACCTGACGGAAGGAGCGCTGGCATGACAGCCTTTCACGTCGCAACGACCATCTTCTTCTTGGTCGTCCTGCCCGCCATCATCACCATCGCACTCATCAAGACATTCAAGGGAGAGTAAACATGACCGACTTTCACGTACAGGACCACGGCTCGATCATCATCCTTCTGCCACAGACGACTGTGGCCAAGGACTGGGCCGACGAGCACTTCCCCGAGGACGCCCAGAACTGGGCCAACGGCACCGTCATCGAGCGCTGCTACTTCAAACCGGTCTACGCGGGCATCAT